TTGGAAGTTCATAAACTAAATCAAACGCTGGTTTTCGTGGGTAACCAACACCCGGCACATGGGGCGCGTCATAGTCGGCTTCGGTGGCTTGCTTCATTGGGCGTGGGTTTTCAGCAGTTCTTGGCGTGTCCCAGTCTGGTTCCATGCGTGGGCGCATCACTGATTTGACACCAAGTATGTGTTCGGCTGTGTCTACTTGAACTGTCCGTCGCACAACATCCCATTGGTCACCTGCTTTCTTGTGAAGCGCAGACTGTGTTTCGCCATACACTTTGTCAACAAGACCGTCTTTGATGATGGCGTCAATACCAGAGTTGTCTTTGGGTTTTACCAGTCCTCTTTCAGCGAGGGCTTTATCTCTTCTTTCCCAATAAGGATAATAATCCTCTCCCTTTGCACGAGGATTTTGTGCTTCCCATTCTTTTTCAGCCTTTTGATGTTGTTCTGCTTTTTCTTTGTGAATAGCAGAGCGACGACGTGACTCTTCACCGAAGTGTTGCTCATAGTGGTCTTCAGCGTCTTTTTGTGCTTGGCGTAAATTGTCCTGTGCTTTACGAACTTCTGGTGAGTGTCCTTCCTCAGTGAACGGCGCGTATGGGCGTCCTGTTTCGCGCGCAACGTTGATGTCATCCGTCGGGACTGTTTGCTGGCTTCGGTCTTCACCTGTCATCGGGCGTGGGTTAACAATGTCAACAGGCAGAGGTGTCGGCGTGACTGGTGGGGTGATGACTGGCGTTGGTGGCGTCACATCTTCGGTCTTAGGTTTTGTAGCCCCATCGTCAGTCGGCTTGTCCTTCTGGCGTTCCTCATGGCGTTTGCCGGCGCGCCGAGCGACACCACCGTTGGCGTAGCCCATTTCGGTAGCAACCTCATCCCATGTTTTACCTGACGCGTACAGTTCAGAGGCGCGTTGGTCGTCGCCGGCGATGTCTTTCTTGTTGCGTTTCTTCGGTGCAGAATCAGGTGCGCTTGTTCCGCCAGTACCGTGTTTCTGCTGGTCGTGCTGATGAGGGAGATGCTTGGCGACTGGCTGACTGAAAGGAACAAACGCTTTAGTTGATGTGTCAAAGGTTGAAACCTGCTCAAGTTCTACAACTGTCGCTTTTGACGTCCACGGTTCATACACACCATTTCTGAATGTGGTGCGAGGAACATCAACCGTCTTTTTGCCGACAACCCTGAACTCGCCAGCCACAATTGCTTCCTCTGGTGCACTGCGTCGTCCCGAGTAAAGGTGGGTTGGTTTGGTTCCTGTGAAAACAAGAACCTGCATTTCCTTGATGTGGTCTTCGGCGTACCCTTGACCGTATGAGCCTCGCTCTTGTGTTGCCGTTGCAGTCAATCCAAGTTGAATAACATCGCCAGTTTGCGCTTTTTCCAGTTCTGGCATTCGTGAAGTGGTGTGCGTCAAAGGAACGGTCACCATCGCAGGGCGACTGCTTATGTTGTCCAGAGCGATTTGTGCTTGCTTATAATCAGTGTCTGACAAGCCTCTACTAGCCACATCAACTCTTGATTGGATGCCCATCATGTCTCTTGAAGCCGTCGCGATGCTGGTGGAGCCTGTGCGTGAGTGTCCCCAATGACCAGTCATTTTCTTTTGACGAGCAGGTGATGAGGGCGCAGGAGTTCCCTTGCCACCGTGGGATTTCTGGTCTGCGTGTCCCGGGTGCTTTGCTACGCGTTCGCGTGCTTTGGCAAGGGCTGGTTCAACCTTGTAGAGGGCGCGTATTTGCGCGAGGGCGCTTTCTTTTGTCGCATGACAGGCGACCACGGTGCCATCGGAGTCTTTTACGACGCCCCACGGCTTAGACGGTGAGCAACCTTTACCTCGTGTGATGGAATACGGCATGAGTCACTTGTCCGTGACTGTGAGGTCAAGTTCGGCGACTTGTTCAAAGATGCCACGACTGAGGAACGACTGAATGTAGTCAACGTTGTAGGTGCGTCCGTCGGCGTACTTGACATACCCATAAGCGAACACGGTCGGTTCGGCAGGTAACCCAAGAGGAGATTGAGGGACTGGAGGGATGCCAATAATGGAAGAGTCGCTTGTAGCGCCCACTTGGTACAACTTGTCACCCTCTGGTGTTTCAGCGATTAGTTTGTCAGCCATTGCGTTCTCCTGCCAGCAATCCTAAACCTTGACTCAACGTCAATGAAGTCCTGTTCACGTCCTTTGTGCTTCCTGACGTCGGGCTTCAAGAACCTGAGCCTCAATCTCTGCAAACGATTTAGTGACAAGGACAGCCCTGCAACGGCAAGACGGATGCGCTGGTGGCATTTTGATACCGTCAGGATGGGCGCGTAACCCTGTCTGAAAGTTCTCGCTGACTGGTATGCGTTTGCCATCAAGAGGTGCGCAGATGGTGCAGACAACTGTCTTTGATGAAACAAACTCGGGTGCTGTGCGCCACTCTTTTACTGAGTCGTTGAGTTTGACCAGCCCTGCGTCATCGGCTTGTTGCCAAGCGACCCATCGTCCTTCGTTCTGCGCTGTAGCGATTTCGGTGCGTGCAATGTTCTTTGAACGCGCCCGAACAAGTCGGTCTTGGTATTTCTGCGACGCTTGTTGAGCCTGTGCCTGTGCGTCCTCTTCGGAAAGCCCCGAAGCGATAAACCCCTTCACAAGACGCGAGTGGGTGTTGTTGACTGCTTGTTGCCAGCGAGGATGCAAACCAACTGTCCGTTGAAGGCGACGTTGGGCTTCGCGGACGCTTATCTTTCCGTCAACAGCCTGAGTCACGACGTCGTTGATTAAGTCCTCAACCTCGTCGGACACGCCTTTGACAAGTTGCCCTGCGCGTTCCATCGCCCATTGAGTGGCGCGAGGGTCAGCCTCGTTGAAACGCAACTTGAAACCTGCGCTGGCTCCTGCTTCTGCGCGTCCTGCTTTGATTATTTCTTTTACCAAAGCGTCAACGATTGGTCGGAGGTCACCGATGATGGAACCAGTCGGTAAGGCATTCAGGCTTGCGTTAACGGACTGACGGATGGCGTCAGCGACGCGTGCCGTGTTAATTCCTTCACGGAACTGGCGAACTGCCTCTGCGTACGCGCGCGCGACAGCCTGCTCCACTGAGGACAACTCACCTGCTTTAGCGACCGTTGAGCGCTTCGCCGGCTGGGACGAACGGCGTATAAACGGCATTACTTCGTCTTTGCTGGTTCAGCCTGTGATGGCGCTGGTTGGGCTTCAGGCGCTGGTGACTTGTCGGTTGGCTGTGCAGGCGCCTCTTGGGGTGTCTTGGCGCTTGACGGGGCGACTGGTGCTGGCTGAGGTTGACCTTGAGGGGCAGGAGGAGGGGCAACATTCGGGTTATTGGCAACTCCCTCTTCGGACTCCACCTTTGGAGGCAAGCCTGAAATGGTACGCAAGTATTCGTCCAGTCCCTCATCCACAACAAGAGCGCCCGAGCCTGATGCCTTCTGAATGAAGTCGGCAAGTTCAGCGATGTTGATTTGGTGAATGTCACCGAAGGACAACTTCGGACGGCGCGCCACGTCCATGCCGTTCATCTTCATCAAACGAGGGATGGCGTGCTGGTTGAAAACGTCGCAGATGGATTGGGCGATTTGTGCGATTGCTGTGGTGAACAAGTCAACCTTTGTGGAACCCAAAGCAAACGAGCCAACCTTCTCATGCCCCAACAGGATGAAGTCAGCAAGGACAGTCATCGTGATGCGCTGGTCGTAGCGTTGCACAATCTTGTCGGTGTCAAAGGCGCGTGAACCGCCCGAGGACAACAACGACAGTTTGTAGATTTCCCGCCCTTGGTCATCGTAGGCAAGTGGGAACACGATGCCTTCGTTCTCGTTTCGTTTGATGCCACGGATGAGACGTTCAATGCCTGCGCGCGCCGAAGCCTCTGCTGGTGTGGCGTTAGATGAAAGCAACTGTGGTGGGACGTAAGCGATGGGAAGTCCAGCGAGGTCGCGTTCAATACCGACGGCTTCAATTTCCTCAATCGTTTTCTTGAACTTCCACGGGCGGTACGCGTTGCGAAGCAGTGAGCGTCCTTCGGGGTTGTTGCGAGCAGTTGAGGTGCGGAACAAGAGCGCCTTTTCAATTGGAATCATCACAACGCCGTGGCTGGAAGCGGACGCGTCCATTTGCTCTAGTCCTTTGATGCCACCGTCTTCGTCAAATATCCACTGCCATGTTGTTTCTTGGGCGCGGAGAGCAAGTTTTCGCCAGCCGACTTTGCCGTCTGAGTAGTTAGAACGCTTGGTTGGGTCGGTTGTGTCTGGGGTGACGCGTTTCTTGTAGACGATTTCGCAGTAGGCGTAACCGTAGGTGAGGAACGACATAATCGCTGACAGAGTTGCGTCCCACGACTCGCTCATGTCGTTCATGCATTCTTCAACAAAGTCAGCGACTTCTTGGTCTTTGTCTTTAACCATCGCGTCAGCGTTCTCTTTGAATGGCTCCATGCGCCAGTCAATTTGCAGGATGAGTCGCTCAATGGCGAACAGCATCGCACCGACCACAGGGTCGTTGTCTGCCATTTCGCGCCAAACTTTAGCGCCGCGAAGCCCACGCAGGTCGCCAACAAAGTCGTCAATGACAAAGCCACCGACGCGTTGCAGTCCTGATGTACCGATTTCTTGTAGGTCTGAATACTCAGCCATTGTTGTGCCTCAATATTTCCTCGCTCACGATGCATCCAACGGGGATAGCAAAGAACGCGTTGATTTGTGTTTCGCCGTCAATGTCCTCAGCGACGTCTGCTGACATAACGAGTTGTTTTTCGTCCCGATAGATTTCCCAACCCACTGACTTTACTTCAGCGACGTAGGGTTCCACTTCATCTATCAGCGTCCAGTTGATTGGATAGTTGTGGGCGTCAAGCCAACGCACCAAGAGAAGGTTGCCGAGGTCGGGAATGTTGTCAGCCATTTGGAAATCCACCATTGTTGCTTAGGACGTTTGCGATGAGTTTCAACGATTGGTTTTCGGTGAATCCACCTTGTCGCAGGGTTACGAAAACCTCATGGAGTTCAATGACGCCCTCAAGCAGAACAGACATTTCTATTTCTTCTGCGTGGTCGTCCATTGCACCTCCGTTATGGTTCGCTGGAAGTGTAGCCGACCTGCTCAACCCCAGTGTGGTAGCGAAGGGTTGAGTACCGATGGTTCGGGTTTCGCTCAGTCCACAGCAGGGCTGTCAGGCGCGTCCTTCGGGTAGGGCTGAACCTCGTAGCGAAGCAAAGACCTCATTTTCCGCTTCTCGGTCTTGTTGCCGAGCAAGATGATGTATCGGTGCTTCCGAGAACGCTCGCGGTAGTAGAAGTCGTCGCCGTACTTCTCTTTGATGGATTCCAGCGTGTTGCCGTGGCTGAGGGTTCTGCTGTGAATGTGCTCAAGCCCCTTGACAGCCCATTCGTTACGTTTGGTACTCAACCCTGTGTAGAGGAAGTTGGTCGCCTGATAAACGATGCCGAGATGGTCTTGCTTCGTGTCGGCGAACGAAACGACGATGAGTGGGGTGGGGAGCATCTTGAGGGACTTGCCGACCAGACGGCTTGCCTCGTTGGGCAGGTTGTCGCGAAGGACTAAGCGGTTAAGTTCCACGACGGTCTTTTCGTAGTCGTCGCCACAGATGCCTCTGCACAGGGTGTTGGATGCTGGTGTTCCGTAGGAGACAACCCCGACCAGTTCTCCGTCTTTGATTAGTCCGAATGCGTAAGTGATGGATGGGATGCGTCGGGCGTAGTGGATGTTGAGCATCCACCAGTGGGTTTCTTTCGCACTAATCGCCCGAACCTCGTACCCACTTTCATCGGTAGCGAATAGGGAGGGTTGCCATCCTGCGTCGGTCACTTGGTGAGCACTCTCCACATGGCGCGAATCGCGTCTGGGGTTGAGTCGCGGATGCCTGACCAGTCGTAGCCCTGCTCAGGGACGTAGCCCTGCTCGCCGTAGCCATCGGACTCTGCCCAGAGCGCCACGAGCGTTTCGTTTGAGGCGTTGACGTCCATCCATGCTTCGTGGATTGCCTTCAGCATTTCATCAAGGCTAATGCTCATGACTCCTCCTCCGTCTCGTCGGTGCCTTCGGCGTTCTTACGCAGTTTGGGCTTTCGGTGGACGGTTCGCACTCTGTCAATTTTGAAGGTGCGCCATTTCTCGTATTGAGGTTGCCCTCCCCACACACAGACCTCGTCGTCTCGGAGGCTGTAGTGGAAGGTGAACCGTCCCGACTCGCCTCGGATGCTGATTTCGGTTTTCGGAACCACGGTGCGTCCGTTGATGGTGATTTCGGTTTTGCTAATTCGCTTCACCGTTTCGTGTGGAGGCTCTTCGGTCTCCCCGAGGTCTTCAGCGATTGCCTTGCCGAGCAGTTTGCCCCACTCCTTCAAGTAGGACGGTTGCTTCACTTCGGTTGGTTCAAAGCCGTCGGGGTAGCGTTCGCGATGTCGCA